CCGACCAGCAGCGCACCATCGAGGAACAGCGCAAGCGCATCGACAGCCTTACCGACCGCCTGCTCTCCGATACTGTCAAATAAACACAGATTTTCCCTATGCTATCCGCAACTCAGACACGGCCACCCCTCCGATGGCTGTCTTATGTATTCATATACATACGCGCCAAATTCGCCATACTTTTTACGGACAATTATCCAAAAAATATTAACTCAGACACGCATAAAATGTTGATTTCCAGTAGTTTAACGAATCCTGCCTCCGCAACTTTGGAAGGTAAAAAGCTGCGCTGCAGCCGATTACCTTCTTCGCGTTTCGGGAAACCCGACGCGGGAAAGACAGAAAATTATCGGATCACATTGGTTGCGCGGCAAACAATGTAAAAAAATGTTTTCTACAGCAGAAGAAATCATTAAACTTAAAGAGGTAAATGAATGGACCTACCCTGTGCTTCACCGGGGCAGGCAGTGGTATGTTGACTTCCAGGCGTACGACCCGGCTCGCGGGAAGATGCGAAGGAAGAAGTTCCAGCTGGATCGGTACAAGACGCGTAAGGCCAAGGTGGCCATGGGGATGGAGCTGATCGCGGCACTGGTACAGAAGCTGAAGGCTGGCTGGAACCCGTGGGTGAACGCCGGGAAGACCCGACAGTTCACGCCGTGGGAGCAGGTGATGGAGCGGTACAAACAGTATCTGGAGACGGCCGTGGGCAAGGGGCAGCTGAAGGCGAAGACAGCCTACGACTACAAGTCGCGCCTGAAGGGGCTGGAGCAGTACCAGGAGGAGACGGGCAACGCGATAGGGCAGGTGAGTCAGTTCAGCCATGAGTGGGTGGCCGACTACCTGGACTACCTTATATATGACAAGGACGTGAGCGCACGCACGCGCAACAACCACCGCACCTGGCTATCGACGCTTGGGGCGTGGCTCGTGGAGCGGCGCTACATGACGGCGAACCCGGTGGAGGATATCCGGATGCTGAGAGAGGAGGAGAAGAAGCGCGACCCGCTGTCGCATCGCCAGCTGAAGCAGCTGAAGGAGTATCTGGAGAGGGAGAACCCGAGGTTCCTGCTGTGCTGCATGATGGTGTATTACGCCAATATCCGTCCGGAGGAACTGCGAAACATCAAGCTCGGCGACATCTCCATCGAGCACCAGACCGTGACCGTGAGGGCTGAGATATCGAAGAACCGACGGACGCAGACGGTCGGGCTGCACGACGAGGTGGTGCGGCTGATGATCGCGCTGCGTACCTTCGACGGGACGACCAACGAGGACTACCTCTTCGGCGAAGACCTGAGGCCCGGACGCCAGCAGACATACATCAACCATTTCCGCTACGAGTGGAAGAAGGTGCGCCAGGCGCTCCACTGGGACGACCGCTTCCAGTTCTACTCGCTGAAGGACTCCGGCATCCGCGACGGCATCAACGCCATGGGGCTGGTAACGGCCCGCGACCAGGCACGCCACTCGGACGTGGCCGTGACCAATCTCTATGCCAAGCGGGCCAAGGAACCCGAGGAGCAGACGAAGCACTGGGGCGGGGAGCTGTAGTAAATTCTTTCCAGAGTTGCAAGAAATGGAAAGAAAAAATGGCCGGGATCTTCACAGACTCCGACCACAGGAAAATGTTGGTTTTAAATTAAAAAAATGCTTTCTGCTGCAAAGTTACGGATTTTCCCGAACACCTGCAAGAAATGGATGCGGAAAATGTATGCCGGCGGATCTTTAGAACATGTGGCCTTCGAGGTGGAGATATCGGTTGAGCACGTCGGCTACCTGCCACTGCTTGCTGCTCAGGGCGATGGCTGTCTGGAACGCAACCTTCAGGCTCCTGTCCCCCATCTTGGCGCGGACAGCCTTCAGGTCTGCCTTATAGCAGATACCGTAATTCCACTCGGTGCTGATGGCCGTGTCGCTGACCACGATCTCGTCGAGGTCGGGTGCCATCTTGACTTCTATGCTCATGGGTTCAGTTCGTGCGGGTTTTCCGGTTCTCCTCGCCGAGGTGGATCATGCAGTCGCAGAGGCGGCGCAGCTCGCGCAGGCCGTCGAGGGAGATGGCAGGGGTGTCCTGCTGGTTGATCACTACCTGGAACATGTAATCCAGTCCGTCGTTGGTCGCCATCGAGGCGGTCTCTATCTGAATGAGTTCCTGTGGATTCTGCATGGCCTTATCCTCCTATTATTGCTGCGATGAACATGAGTGCGAAACCGAATGATACACAGAGAGTCGCCTGGGCGAAGAGTATGACAGAGGGGATGAGGGCTGCTGCCGTGGCGCGCGCCTTGGAGAGGCTGGCGGCGGCATGGTTGCGTACGTTGTCGAGCACCTGACTGAGGGCTGCGACGGGGTCGGGCTGCTGGAATGCCCATCCGGGAGATAGTTCGTTTACTTTCATGACTGTTTTCTTTTTTAATGTTGTTAATAACTCTTTGCCGGCCTGCCCCACGGGGTAAAAGGGAAGGCGGCTGTCAGTCCCCGTTGTCGATCTGATAGTCACGTCCTGATTCGAGCGTAATTTCAGCGGAAACCTCCAGCCGCCATGCTTGAGTTATATGGGCATTAAAAAAGCCCCTCTATGATTGATGGGCGATTGACTGGTGCCCGAGCCAGGATAGTGTTACTACCAAATCGACGCTGCAAAGATACGGCGACTTTTCTTAATAACAAAAAAAAAACGCTAAACAATGTTAAAGCAAACGTTTTCGTTTGGAAAGGGTTTCCTTTAGAGCGTAAACACCTTATTTATATATACGTGCGCGTATGAGAAAAGCCCCGCTGGCAGACTTATCATAGAAAGCTACCGCCGTAGCTTTTTACATATCAACCTAACAACTATAACTATTAATACGAATAAAATCACACCGATGATGGCATTGGCAAAGAATGTCTTTACTTTCTCGCCAATGCTCTGTTCCTTCTCCACCTCAACGATCTTTTCACGTTGCGAAAGATTGCTGACGGAATCCAGTTTTTCCTTATAATAATTCAAAGAGTCGGAGATATGCCTATACATAGAAAGAGAGTCTTTCAGGATTCTTTCTCTCTCTGATACTTCCCGCAGTGTCTCTTTAAGCCAGTGGTATTCTTTTGTGCCGACGACGTTCCCGTTCTGATCTACGACAGTCACAAATGAATCCTTTTTTTCCGTATGTGACTCCGTATTGGTCTTCTCCCTCTCTTTCTCTTGCTTGATATGCTCTGTGAGAGCTGTATCAACATGGATTGAAGATACATCAGTCGAGTCATTGCTAATCTCTGTCTTATTCTCTTTGATGGCCTCTGCCTGCTTCACTGTCCTACAGCTCGCAAAGCAGATCAGGACAAATAGCAGGATGCCGTATATCAGTGTCGGGCCACAACCATTGCCGAGACCGCCCATCTGCATATTCCTATACATTTCAAAGTCTTCTCTGTTCATATCACTCGATTTTAATGAATATCAAACCTTTGGCCTCTCTCAGCCTTGAATACAGCTTTGTGAAGGTCTGCGTCGAATTGACGACCTGACCCACGACCTTGTTCTCGCCCACGAGGATGCAACCTGACGAATCCTTTGCAGTGTTGCCGATGTGGATCAGTACGCCCTCGAAGCAGGGCACATTCAGCAGACGAGGCAGATAGCCTTTGCAAAAGGCATACGCTTCCCTGTCCTTGAATCTTTGCGACTGCACACCGAGCGTCACCTGATAGCGACCTGTCGGGATGGCCGTCTCGTTCTGTACCTTGAGCCTCTTGTTGGCGGCATAGGCAGCATCCTGCCTCAGTCCCCTGTCCCTATCCTCAATGGTGTCACAGAAATAAACACCATCAATATAGAGCTTGCCTATGGTATAGGTGGCCCGTTTTGCGATTCTTTTCAATTTTAAATCCATACTTAATCCTCCATATTCTTTTCCTTATCGTATTCTTTGAGGTCTTCACGGTCAAGGTCGAAGTGCCGAGCCGTCTTGTCTATGAGAAGTCTCTGCAACGTGCGCCAGAAACGGCTCTCGCTTTCGTTGTCGCGGCATGATGCTTCATTCTCAAGGATGGACCACCCCTGCTCAAAGCAGATGGCTCCCGTAACGATATACGACAACGGTATCTGTACGTGGATAAACACCCAATGCTCTACCATGTACGCAAGCAGGATAAGCCAGAGACGCTTCGGGATCGTCTGAGTAATGACCTTACCAAAGGCGAAACTCGTAAAGTGGGCCTGCTTACGCTTTGTCTTGTCTGGGTATTTCTTGTGAACCCTCTTGTCAAGTTGAAAGGCAGTCCAGGCATCATACACTATCAGTATCACAACCACGACACCTAAAGGGAATGTTGGCTGAAACTCGCCTACAAACCATCCTATACCACCTCCGCAAATAATCGAAATCCATTTCCAAATCTCTTCCATAGAGCATATATGAGTTAATAAGTTAGTAACGAGCCGATTTCTGTCACGAAACAGACGCATTCGGCAATAAATACCTTTGAGCGTATCAGCCACATCGGAAGACCGGGCATATACCATTTCCTGTCGCAGAACGGCAGGATGAAGAATACACACCATGCCAGTAGCCACCAAGGGCAGATCAGCGCAACGCAGACCTGTGACATGATGCCTGCTGCAATCCCGCAAATATAGTGCGCCCTGTTGTGGTAGCCGGGCAGTAATGGCATGGCGGCTGTCATGGCCAGCAAGACAATAAAGATATGGCCTGCAATCCCGTACCAGGCATCAGGCATGGCAGCGGTCAGGGCAGGGGAGATCATGACGGTCACCGATGCAAGCCACGCGGACCATACACATTGCCAAGGCTTCTTGAGGTCAAAGACCATCGCTGATATGCTCTCAGGCAACTCTCTCGTTGCGAGTATGGTTGCGCCCACGTAGAGCGCAACCAGTACCAGTGATATGATAAGGAGTGTTGTCACCATAGGACTTACTCTGCAAACATTGTGTCAAAGTTGATCTTCTCAGGATAGCCCTTTGTGTAATCGTAAGCCTCAACCTTCTTGACGGTTGTGAGGGCATCGACTGCGTGACGATGGGCCTCAGTGACGATCTGACACTGGCCAGCGTAGTTCTCAACGGCATTCACCATGGCACGCCACTGAGCCGTTGTGAAGGTATAGTCAATACCGCCAAAACTCTTGGTCATGCTCTCTTGCCCTGCAGCTTCAACAGCATCCAGAGAAGCCTTCAAACGAGAACGCAACTCAAAGCCAAGCCACATGGGAAGGCCACCGATGATAAATGAATTGACGTTGGCTGAGTTGTCATGCTCAGTAATGTCACTCTGCTTCTTGCTCTTGGCAATCTGCAACAACTCTTCTACAGTAGGCTCTACGCCATCAAGACGTGCAAGCTCAACCTTGATGTCGCTAATGCGGTTACGTGCAGCCTGACGCTGTGTAGCAAGCTCCTCGAAGTTGTACGGATCCTCTTCGCCACGCATACGGGCTTCATAGATCTTCATAACCTTCCAGTCACCTATTGGCGATGTGTTGGCAGAGAGGCTACTCATTAACTGTGCTCTCTCAGCATTGAGGGCATTTCTCAAATCAAAGTTCTGATCTTCGTTCATAACTATTTCTCCTATTAATTAAAAAGTTAAACAATATATTTCAAGTCTCTTGTTTCTGCATCCCTGTTGATGGATATGGCAAGTGCTTTTCTTCCATTGCGTACTTTTTCTTCGTGCTTTGGAAACAGACTTCTGTATAGCGCATCCATGCTCTCAAGTGATTTGCAGCAGGCGTTATGATCCTTTACTATGGTTCCTCGCCATGAATGGTAACAGTTCCATATTTCTTCCTCAGTCATGATGCCTTGGTCGTACATACGCTTGAATGCTTTCAGTCTTCGGCGTTCGCGGACTATCTTACCATGGGTCATCCTCTTGCTTATCTTGCCAGTCTTGGTGATATTGTATTTGACCTGCAAGAACGTGAATCCGTGCGACAGCTTTACGATGTGAGTCTTTTTGGCATTTGCCTCAAGCCCAATTGCCTTGAGCTGTTCCTTTATCTCAGAAAGCAATCTAAGAAGTTCAGATTTCGTTTTGCCGATGACAAATATATCATCCATATACCGACCATAATATTTCACACCTTTGACAACCTTCACAAAATGATCTATCCTGTTCGGGAAGTACACCGCAAATATCTGAGGACATTCGCTTCCGAGATTCAATCCCTTTTCAGTGTGAGAGCTTGTGTCAATCATGTAATGAATCAGACTGATTACGTTCTCTGGCTCATTCTTAATCTTTGGATCGACAAGCTGTTTGAGAATCTCGTGATTGATGTTCTCGAAATATTTCCTGATGTCTATGAGCAATATATATCCATCGGTTCCATTCTTTGCAATGTAGCGACGAAGCATAACCTCGAAACGCTTACGGGCGAATGCAGTGCCTCTGTCAGTCAACGAGGCGTAGTTATCGTAAATGAGATACGGACGGAGCGAAGGAGTGAGCACGTGTTTCATGAGCGTCTTTTGGATCACTCTGTCACGCACCACTGGAGCCTCGATCTTGCGAATGTGGCCACGCTCGTTGAGCAGAAAGTCAACGGTAGGCTTGACGGCATAAGTACCACCAAGAACTTCATCCATCAACTCGATATTCCTGACGAGCATATCAGAAAGATACCGCTGTGTGGTCTCTTTCCAACGACTCTGACGGGTGCATTCCATCGCACAGTCGTTCAGAACGCTAAGGCTCATCATCTGTTCAAGTGTTGCCATATCTTCTGATAACTATCTGTTTAAATTGGCAGGACGCTAATAGCTACATCTGACGTATCAGGCAGCGTCACCCTGCATATTCACCGTCTTTCAACGGAAGGTTCAGCTCTCCTTATCCTTGAACTTTTGTAACGATTATTCGCTACTTTGTCATGGTTAATCGCGGCGACATAATTGGCATTCGATGCAGTGTTATTGTTCGCATTGCCGTTGTTGTTCGCATTAGCAGCATTGGAAGCAGAAACCACCTTCAGAACTAAACCTTGTAAATATATTTATTAACTCGCTTCCGTAGTCTTTTTCTCAAGAGAGGTCTTCAACTTGTTATCCGATTTTCGCCATGCTTTCAGACTGTTTATCATCCTCATGAGATCACGGATATTCTGAGTATATTTGAAGTCTGGAACACGCAAACGCATCATGATTCGCTGATAGTTTGTCATGATGGCGTAGCATGTACCTATGGCCTTTCCGATAGACACCCTGCGCTCTTCCCATTCTGCCATGCAGACAGGGTAGATAGAGTTGGCGATCTTGATATGATAGAGCAGCTTGTCAGTCATGTCCTCAAGCGTCTTCGACCTCATATCAAGGAACACACGGTTTTTCTTTGCGAGGTCACCCTCTGCGAAGAAATCATGCTCCACAAGGAAGTCAACACCATCGGCCACCTGAAAGAATATCATTTCAAATTCTATCTTGCTCTGGCCACGTTTACTTTTTACTACACTCATACTTTTCTATTTTTGAAGACTTGGTTAATGCAGCCCCATGTAGGGGCTGCAATGTTTGGTCAACCTGTTCTTAATGGAACAGGATAAGCGCGGCGACACAATCGGCATTCGATGCAGTGTTAGCGTCCGCATCGCCGTCGCCGTCCGCAAAAGCAGCATAGGAAGCAGAAACCACGTCTCTCAGCCAAACATACTCACCACCAAAGATCTCAGTGTGGCTATAACGCTGGAAGACATCTAACTGTCGGCAGGCTTCGCCAGTATCGTAACCACTGGAGCTCCAAATGGCAGCACCGTACACCTGAACCTCGGAGAGAGCACAGATCTTGCAATCAGCCTCCCAAGTCCAGTTGCTTGAACAGCCAGTAGCCTCACCAAACTTGTTGTAACCATTCTGGTTCACGGCGTTCGTAAGAAGCTTTGAATGGCCGATAAGGTTGGCTGCGCCCAGATCCGTGTTACACATCGGAAGAACTGTATTCTTCAAATAGTAATGCAGATCTGAGTTGAGGTAACCAGCACCACGTCCATCAGCACCAGTATAGGTGTTGCCGCTCTCGTTCCACTTCTGTGTTGTGTGTGGGATGACAATAAGACCTACATGGTTTGTCGTTACACGATAGGGCGTAGTTGTACCTTTCATCGGATTCAGACCTGCGATAACGTAGGTGTGTCCGTTGATGGTCTTCTGATCGCCTGGCTTCAAGCCATACTTCTCAAGATTGTTCTCAGCCACAGCCTGCTTCAACACGGCAAGATCAAAGTCCGTTTTGCGGTCACGATCCGTGATAAGCTCGTCTTGGTCGATCAGGGCGTTGATCTTGTTACGTGCTTTCTCGTCGGCATACTTCTTTAAGCTGCCATTAATCTTACGACCTACACGCTCAGTCTCATTGTTCGTTGTAATTTTTTCCATGATTCTCAAATATTTTTAGTGAATAATCTATTAGAAATCATACTCGTCGATACCATTGGTATCATCTTCGGTGATTGACGCACCACCAATAGCAGAGATCTCGTCGATGCCGTTATCATCATCCTGCACAACAGAAAATCCGCTATTGACAATCTGCACAATGTCTGACTGCTGACCTCCAACGGTCTTTTTCAGAGTGTTAGTATTTCTGTCAAACGTAATGTCCGTAACGGTGTCCGTGTCAAGATTGCCAATAATGTTGAACGATGTTCCGTCGTAGCGGAGGATGATTTGCGAACCAGCCTTCACCATGTTTGCACCAAGGGCGGCACCACGATAATAGATAGGCTTGGCTGCTGATACGGTGTAATAGGTAGTGCCGTTCTGCGGCTCTGTGTCCTCTGTAAGTACGAATGTACCGCCTGAGAGTACATACCAACCTTCTGTTGCTGGATTCTTCTCGCTGTAATCGTCGGCTGTAGAGTCAACGGCTGTGCCGATGGCAAATGTAGCGTTTGCCACACCGATAGCGTTTGCAAAGCCCACAATGATAGTCGCGCCATTCGTCAGAGAGAATCCTGCAGGGGCGATGATGGTCTTTGCGGCTGTTTCTGCAGCGGTCTGGCAGACGGCCTCATTCTTAATACCTTTGTTGGCATTAGGTATCACCACATCCTGCATGTGCTGGTCATAGAAGGCCGCAAGGTCGCCATGATTAACCGTTTTGTCTGATAACTGTCCCATATCTATAATGTTTTAAAAGTTTATTCTAACTGTTGCTGTCCGTAATTCGTAACGATAGCACGGCACTCAGCTTGGGTGGCAAAATCGGCACCAATCTCTTGTTTTGTGGCAAATTTCGCCATTGCCAATGCGGACAGCTTCTTCATCAGCAGCGCTTCCTTGCTTAGTTTCTTCTTTGCCATAGTCTTTCTGATTTGCAATTATGACTAAAAACAGGTGGACGGACGGGACAGCCAAAAGACAATTCTGTTTTGTCTCGCCCGCCCACCTTACAGACTACTCGTCTTCGGTGATGGAGTCATCGCTGACAGCACCGAGGATAGTCTCAGACTCCTGAGCGGAATAGCCGAACCAGGAACCGATCTCTGCGTTGGTCAGAAGGTCAGTGTTGGTCTCTGCTACAACACGGTCCAAGTTCTCCTTATCCTGTGCGCTCATGGCACCTGCTGAACCGCCTACGCCGTTGGTGGAAGCCTGAGCCAGAGCCAACTTGATGCCGTCGGCTGTGATGGCAAGGCCGTTGGCGTTGGTAGCGTCGATCTTGATACGGATGAAACCGTTCTCGTCGAACTCAAGGCCAGACACAGAGGCGAGTTTCACGCTAACCTCATGGTTGGTGATGTCGATACCGTTACCTGGTGTGTAGATGTCGATGAACATCGACAGGTCAACGATGGTGTGGCGAGGTGTCTCGTCATCCTCCATTGTGTTCACGATCAGGTCGAGGTATGCGCCTGCAGATGTGATCTGGGCAGGGGCCTCGTAAGGCTCTGCAACGGCCACGCCGTCTTCCTTGACAACCATCCACTTACCCTCGTTGGCACCTGTGCCGGCCTCCACGACCAGAAGCTTCTTGCTCTTGAGCAGGAACTCCTTCGGAATGTCGATCTCTGCGACGGTGTTCTGAGCCGTCACCTCTGCCAGAGACTTGGCGGTGGAGAGGATGATGGTCTTGAGGTAGCCCTCGTTGGGAGTGGCCTTCTCATACTGGTGCAACTTGGATGCGTCCAGCTGATCGTCTGTGTACTTCTTGGCGATAATGCCAAGCTTCTTGAGCAAAAGCTCATCCTTTGATAACTTCTTCTTAGCCATAATGCTTTGAAATTTGATTGTTAATGATAAAATGATTTATACAGTCGGGCTTGCGCCCTGTTCTGTCCTGTTTTAAGGCTCTTCATCCTCTGGCTCTGTGTCTGGGTAGAAGATGCCTTCAATATCCTGTTCGGTGAGGTTGCCGCCAAGCTCTGTCTTGACTTCTTCATCGAGGTCAACCATTCCGACACTGCTGTCCCTGATCTCTTTCGTACCTACGCTGTCGGGAGCAGGCTGTGAACCAGAGCCGCCACCTCCGTTGAAGGTGTACTTCTTTCCACACACGTCAATTTCAAGATGATTCAATTCTTCCATAATCCTACGCGTTATAGTTGGTTACGATTCCACGACATTCTTCCTCAGTAGCATAGTCCAAGACGAACTTATCCATAAGCTCCTCCTGCTGCTGAGGTGTCAGCTTTGAAATATCGAGAGTGGCATTGATGTACTGGTCGGTCTTTACGTAACCGTCTGCATCTGCTTTATCGTTCTCAGGGTCATAGGTGTAGATATAACCGTCTGCACCGAGTTTGTCACGATGATCTGCCATCGTCTTACAGCGGTTTCCCTGCTCTTCTGCATACCGGCCTTGACCTTCTGCGACATTGCCCTTGCTCTCTGCGGTATTGCCTTGGCTCTGAGCCATGTTGCCCTTTGCCTCTGCGATGTCACCCTGCAACTCAGCGGCTTCGCCTGCGCTGTGGGCATATTCGCCGCCTTCGGTACTGCGTGCCCAATAGGGAGAGTCGTCGCTTGGCTCATGCCCGATATTGTCAGGAATGGCAGAGATCCAGCTGTCGTGTTTGTGAAGGACCTCGCCAAGCAAGGGAAACTTCTTGCTGTTATCCCATGCACCGCAAGGCTTGATGGCGACGGGGCCGAGTTTCTTTTTCTTTTTCTTAATCATATTCTTTGCTTTTTGAGGTTACTCTTCATCGTCTTCGTATTCGATTTCTATACAAAGCTCATTGTCATCAAGACTGTAATCCGTCGTGTCGGATTCTGGCTGAACGAAAGTAAGGCACATGTCTTCAAGGTCAACGAAAGCCTCTGTCAGCGTCATCACCTGCATACGCTCTGATTCAGCATCCTCGAAGTCCTGCTGACGTTGCGCCTCGTTCTCTTCAAAGGTCTGCTGACGCTTACCCTCTGCAAGCTCTCGCTCAGCCTCTTGTTGCTCACGTACAGACTCGTTACGCTGACGAATACCCTCCTGACGCTGACGTTCCTGCTCGGAGGCTTCACGGATTCTCTCAGCGGCCATCCTCGCAAGCTCATTGTCGATGCGCTCAAGCTCGGCCTCCTGACGTGCAAGTTCGGCTTCGGTCCAGTTGTGCCAGTCCTGCTGCACAGATGCCCAGAAGTCATTCCAGTCAGGAACCACGCCGTCGGTAAACCAGTCGCGCCATTGTTTTAGACGTGCATCGTACCAGCTATCCCATGCGTCTCTGGTCGATCCGTTCCAGTCATCCCAATAGGCCTTTGTGTCTGAAAGCCAGCTTTCAGAACCTGTCTTGAATGGGCTATACCAGTTCTTGACGGTATCGTAGATGCTCTGGGCGTTTGCGCCTTGCTGCTCGGCTGTGTCACCTTGTGACTTCACCCTCTGGTAGAGCTGATTGTAGCCAGTGATACAAGCATCAACTCTGTCACCCTGCATCTTGGCATACGAGCCTTGACGCTCTGCTTCTGCGGCAGCGTTCTCACAACGGATGCGAAGATCTTCATTCAGCTTTGTCAGACCTTCTACGAGCGATGCAGGCTTCACATTATCCACCCTCCTTACACCCTGATAGATGTAGGTGGTAAGCAGGCCCATGTGCCGGTCAATGTCGAAGTTCACAAGCTGAATGTCGGAAGCCTCGCGCATGATAGACGCAAAGTAATCCAACACATCTTGCTTATGCTCTGCAAGCCATTGCCAGACGATGCCTGATGTCGTGTTATCCATTTCTGCCATAGTCGCTCATGCTTAGGACCTACTCAGCCTCTACGGGCACAATCTTTGTTACGATGGACGTAATAGCAGATATAATCTCTATACGCGTGTTGCGCTTGAGATCTTCGGTGTTGATGTTCACGAAAATCCGCTTCTCGTTATCGTTGTACGTAAAGCGTCCGAGCTTTTTCTCGTTACGAGTGACTTCACCTTCAACGGTGTACTTATCGTTGCCGATGTCATAATTACCCTCGATCTTCACGTTCTCACTGAGTTCGATGGGACCAAAGTCCTCATTCACTCTCTTGTTCTTTAAAGGCAAATCAATTTCTTTCATAACTCAAAATTTTTAGATAGTTAAACTTATTTGATCATTTCCTCAAGTTGCGGATTCGCACTCAGCAGGATAAAGGGGGCAAAGCCTGTGTCGATGAACTTCCGAATGATTTTCAGGTCTTCATCCGTCAGCTCCACTTCTTCGTGGTGATAGATCTTCTGTCCCAGCTCGGAGATATGAAGGTCCTTGCCGCAATAGAAAAGGCCGTTTCCGAGTGCTTTGGCAAAGTCATAGGGAACTTTCACCCCTGCCTTGTCTACCACCTCATAAGGCTTACCGTCGATGCCCTTTACGACAATTTTTGAAAAATCTACTTTCATTGCTCTTTCGGTGTTAAAGTGAATACATATTTTGCCCAGGCATAGTGCCTGCGTACTTCGTTGTAATAGACCTCGTCCTGATGCTCATAAGCCTCCTGCTCGAAACTGATGCTCATATACGCTCTTTCCGTATCGAACTTGCAGAATGGAAGTTTCAGAACCCATTCAAGTCCGTACAGGATAAAGAAGAACACCAGCAGCATTTCTTTCTGCTGCAAAGCGTGGGTGGTCTCATGGCGCTCAATCTTAGCAGTGAATTTATCTTTCCTGTCATAGCGCACGATGATATACGGCCATATCGTCATTGCCGTAAATCCCTTTCTGGGAATGTGTTTGCTATATATCTTCTTCATCATAATATTGCCCAAAAATTACCGACTGAAAGTAGTCTATAAACCTTAAATGTTTCTACAGTCATTTCCGTACCCGTATTGCCGTAGCTTGACGATGTAGGAATATAAAAATCACCTTTTAAGACTGGGTTAGTCCACGATCTCGTGTGTGCCCTAAATTCACAAAAGAATGTAAGTTCAAGACTAACACAAGAACGAGCACTTGGAAGTGTTATCTCTTGCGTATTATCTATACTGCCACCGCTTAGACAATAGATGTTATAATGGTCTCTGCTAAGATTGATGGTGTAGCTTTCTGACAAGAACTTAATATTGTTATAACTCAACTTCGTATCAATGCTACCTGATACAAACAGATTACCATTGTTGTCAAGTTTGAAAATCAAATCATCACCATTATAGACATTCCACTCAAAGCCCACATTGAAGTTGATCTTGTCGGCATCAACCTCGAAGTAGGATAGCTGGTTGGCCACGTACACGCCCACCTTGCCTGCAGCTGTGACGTAGCCATTGTCGTCAAATGAGGCTGCGACGGCACTCCACTTGTTCTTGTTCTGCTGGATCCAAGTAGCGGATTCCTCTTGCTCCTCGTCAACATCCTCGATATAGTCCTCAAGGCTTCCGAGCTGCCTGTTCACGTTGGCGAAAGCATTGTCTGCTGCAGTCTTGTTCGACGTAACAGTACCCTCGATTCCGTCCACTTTCGTAGTCAGAGCCGAATACCCCTTGATGGTTCCGTCGGCATTGAACTGAGCTGCCATCAGGCTTAACAGATGATCGTTCTGATATACCCAAGTAGCCTCGTAGGCATTCTCAAGAGCCTGACGGTCTCTGACTTCTGCGTTTAGGTTGTCAGTCAGAGTCTTGAAAGCGGCATCAGCAGCCGTCTTGTTGTTGGTAACGGTTGTTGAAATCTGACCTACCTGAATCTTCAAGTCCGAATACCCCTTGATAGTTCCGTCGGCATTGAACTGAGCTGCCATCAGGCTTAACAGATGATCGTTCTGATATACCCAAGTTCCGTAGAACGTATCTTCCAAGTCCTCTCGGTCAGCGATCTCAGCGTCAAGGCCAGCCTTGAGTGTATTGAAGGCCCTGTCGGCAGCGTCCTTGTTGTTGGTCACGGTCTGGCGAACGTGGTCAAACTCAATCTCTATTTCGGCCACGGCCTTGTTCAAGTCCGCTGTCTGCTTTGCAGCCTGCAAAGTGATTCTGCGAGAAGTCTGCTCAAACAGCGTCTCGTAGGTCTCACGGCTGTTGACGATGGGGTCAGTACGAAGAGCAACGAAGCGGATATAGCACTCACCCGTGTACGACACGATCATGCGCCCCTGCTTTCCTGTATAGGCCCAAGGCTGAGCATCAGAGTCCTTTGCCTGTACCAGTTGCCATTCTCTCGATGCGTTCAAGGTCTCGCTCCACTCGGCAATGACGCTGCCGTTCGACTGCACGAAGGAAACTTTCAGCGTACCAGCCGACAGGGCAATCATCCTCACACCCATGTAAAGGCCGTCTGCCACCTCCTTAGTCTTGGTATAGCCCTCGTTCTGCTCATTGTCAGAAGCATTCTCCTTGTGGGTGCCGTTGGCTGTGATGTCAGCGAAGTTCTGATAGATACCCATACCAAGAAGATGCAGCACCTTCATGCCTGCATATTCTGTCACCTCTGCTGTCAGGCGGTTCTGATAGGCCAGCACCGCACCATTCACCATCAGTGGAGTACCATCGCCGGAGTTGATTACCTGCTGTGTCAAGTCAGAAGGCGAAGCACCGCCACTAACACTGCATTTCTCCCAAGCCTCCATATCGCGGGCAAAGAATCCGTTGGTGAGGAAATTATCTTCCTCGCTGATATTATATGTAGTTTCCGTGTAAACACTTCTCAGACGTTCCCGCGTAATCTCAAGACTTGAGTTGAAGCTCTCGCCAGTCTGACGGTTGAACATCTTGCCGACGGCATAGAGGTTTGGCAGATAGGCACCGTAAGCCTCCAGCCATCCGAAAAGATCAGTCCTCAGTCCAGAGAGATTGCCGATGCGCACTTTCAGGGCATCATTCGGATTCGTCTTCATGCCGTAATAGACATCCTGATAGGGCGTATTCGGGCCCACGGTGATGATCTGCATCAGGCCCTTGCGCTCATCGTCCGTCTCATTGTCAACACGTACGAATGTATCTTTCTCAGCGATGACCGTTGCAGGCGTACCACCCTCAATGTCGGAAACGAAATTCTTGAACGTCACCCAATCCAGACGTTCACCATTCTCGTCATACAGCCCACCAGTACCAGCCTCCGTGACAATCAGCTCATAGCTTTTGGTAATGTAACCATCGCCACCACTCACGACATCGTTGCCGGGAACATACTGCTGCACCTTGATATAGTCGCCCTGCTTGAAGGCCACCGCCCGCTGGTTGCGCTGCGGCACAAGCCACACCTTGCCGGTGCTTGCGTCGTAATGGTGTACCTCCATCATGGCTGCGAAGACGTAGTTGTCAAACTCGCCCCTCAGTTGCGACACCACCATTTCATAAACACGTAGCGCATTCCTTACGGTCACGTTGTCTATCTCCAGTGCGTAGTATTCCTCTTCCACGCCTGCGGCATTGATGCGCGTCTTCTTCTGGATCGACCAACCCTTGCCGCCGAGGAAGTCACTGATGAAGTCAATAGAAGAGAGATTACCGCCAAAGGTAGAGTCGTTTACCACGAAAAGCTCTTGCAGCTTGGCAAGTCCCCTCGTTATCAGCGTCTCTATCTCCACATGTCCCTCTGGGGTGATGATACCACCCTCCACGCCCTCGGCATACTTGCCGATAAGGATATTGCCGAGTGTCTGGAGTCCAACCTTGAAGACAGTCTGGTTCGTCACCTCTCCGATGTGGGCCGTTTGTGTATATAGTTCCTTCGCCCTCAGAAGATGTCTGACCGTCGCATAGTCGATTTCCATGTTCCAGGCATCCACGACATTCTTCCAGATCGAGAAGCCAGTACCGTCATTGTGATCCTCCTTGATGATGGTACCATCCTCCAGTTCCGTTTCCTTCTGAGTCCATTCCCCCAACTTAAAGTCTGGCGACTGCACCATCAGGTCGGCAATAATGCCACCGAAGAAACTGATCAGAAAAGCCGTCGAATCCTCATGAGCCTTGGAAAGAAAACGAGCCCCCGCCGAATCGAACCACATCTTTATCTTTTCGAAGTTGCGCTTCAGTTTCAGGCGCGAAGAGAGTCCGGTATCGCCTCCCTGCATGCCCCATGGCAGGATATCCTCGAAGGTGATACCCTGGGCCGCAGGCGTTATTTCCTGGGACTGCGATTCTTGTTGCTGGATGTCGATGTTCTCGTCTGTCATATTTTCAGTCGATGCGTTCTATGGGTTCGTGATCGAAGCTCATCAGCAGGGGCTGCCAGAAGTGTTTGGCCTCGCCGGTATCCTGGTCGCGGTAGGTGAGCATGAAGTTCTGCACATCTTCGTCGTCGGTCTTGGGATTCTTGATGAGCAGGGCGTGCTCCACCTCCACCTCGCCGTGGCTCTCGCCGCGCTGTAGCGAGTAGCTCATGTAGCTCATGGCGAAGGGCTGGTGTGCCTCGCTCCGGCGTCGCATTTCCTTGATGGCTTCGTAAACTGTCATAGTGCAAAATTACGGATAAAATCCCGCTGTGAAAAGGACACGCCCGAGGGGTCATCTGCGGGCGTTGCGCTCCAGCTGTTCTATCTGTCTGATCTTGTCGCGCACCTCGCGCACGGTCAGCGAGTCGGCGGTGTTGTCGGCGATGCGGTACAGCAGATCCACTATCTGGCTGATGCTCTCCAGCTCCTGGAGGCCGCCGTCCTCGCTTTCGGGACTGCCGCCGGATGCGCCGTTGGTGTAGCCGCCGCGATACCGCCCCCGCCCGTAGGCTTCCTCCAGCATGCGGGTGGCGTTGAGCATCTGTATGTCACCCGCCTTCTGGTGGCGGTCTATCACGTCGAGCACGGGGCGCACCTCGGGATTGGCCACCGCCTTGTGGTTGGCCACGAACTCCGACTGGTGGACGGGTATCACGCCCGCCTGCTTCTTCGGATCGCCCTTCCTGGTGTAGCCTTCCTGGTACTCATCGTTGTAGCCGCCCTCGTAGAGACCAGCCGCCTGATCAGCGGCAGCCTTGGCCGATGCCAGTTGCATGGCACCTGCTGCTGCCGTCATAGCCACGAAGGGGATGGCCCACGGCATGCCCAGTTCGGCGATGGTCTTGGCGATACCCGTGGCCGTCGATGCGATGATCTGCAGCACCTGCATGGCAAATTGCTTCTCGGCGTATTTCTTGGCGATGGCATCCTTCTCGGCCTGCATCTGCTCCTCGAGCTTGGTGGTGTCCTTGCCCTGCTTCTTGGCCGAGGCGATGAGCTTCTTGTATTTCGCATCCACCTGTGCCGTCTCGCGCTGCTGCATGGCGGAGAAGAGCTGCGAGGCCGACTGCATCAGGTCGCCGACGGCCTGCTGCGCTGCCTGCTGGATCTGCTTGCGCTTCTCAGTCTCTTCATTCAGCACTTGCGTCTCTTGCTGCTCCTTACTCTGGCGTTGCTGCAGCAACAGTTGTAGTAGCTGCTGCTCGGCTTGTGCCGTGTCGGCTCCTGCAGCCCTGAGTATCTCGAGCCGACGGCGCTGGTAGTCGATGTCGGCCTGCAGTTTCAGTTCGTTGTACCGTTCTTCGGTATCCAGTTCACCGTTCAGCCTCTGCTCCAGCAGCTGGCGGCTCTGTGTGGCGTGGTCGGCATCGGCCTGTGCCAGACTGTCTTTCAGCTGCTGCTGCGACTGTTTGTATTTGTCGTTGCTCTCGCGAATCAACAGATCGAGATACTGTCCCTGCGTCTGCGTGGAGTCTTTGCCGTAGAGTTCCTGAAGGGCAATCTTGTCCGCCAGGAACTTCGACTCCGCCTGCAGACTTTCAGCCTGGTATTCCTTTTCACTCAGCAGCTGACCGAGGTACATCTGCTTGAGCTGGTTCACGTATTCGCGGTAGGCCTGCTCGCGGGTGGCAAGGTCTCGCTGGAAGTTGTCATCGGCAGGAGTGCTGCTTGCAGCGGCGGGGCTCTTGGCCAGGGTAGGATTGTCCGGTGTGCTGCTTTCGGGAGCCGGCATCTTTGGACGTGGCATCTCGATGTCGGGTCCCTTCACCTTCGTCTTACCCATGACGGCCTTTGCGCTGTCGATTACGTTTTTACCCCAGCGGGTACCGACGTCCTTCCCGTCGCTGACAAACTCACGAATGGACTTTGACACATCTTTGATAAGGTTCGCCCCAGACTGCCTGACCTTATCCCAGTCGAAGGTGAACACGCCTTCCACCATCCCTGCCAGGTCGCGCACGCCGCGGGCCACGTGCTTCACCGTGTCTGCCAGCCACCTGAAGCCTATCTCGCATATCTTGAACACGGTGTCGAAGGCCACCTTGACCGTCTCGACTACCAGGCGCACGCTGCCCAGCCGGTTATACAGATCCTGGCACCAGATAATGAGCTTTGTCAGGCCCTTCAGGATGAACACCTCGGCCTTGGCCTGCATCTCGCTGAACGAGGTGCTGCCGATGCCGAAGGTGGCCTTCATCTGCTGACCGAGCTGGAGCTGTGCGTTTGTAACGTTGGTAGTAGCCTGCTGCTCACGCTCTGCTGCCGTCTCGAAGTGTTCGCCTGTCTGTGCCAGCTGTTTGTCGATGATGTTGCCTACTGCCGTGGCCATGTCGCCAGTCTTCGCCATCTCCTCCTTGATCTCCGAGGCAGAGATGCCGAGATTGTCGAGGATCATCACCGACTTTCGGCCGAGACCTGTCACGATGGAGTTGGTCATGTAATCAACCGACTGTCCCGTCTGCTGTGCCTTCAGCTGGGCAAACTCCAGATACTTGCCCAGTTGGTCGAGCGGCAGGCGGAAGTCGCTGGCCTGCACGGCAGCTTTCATCAGTTCGATATCGCTGACCGTGCCGTGCGTGGCCTTGCGGAGGTTGTCGAGCATCCCCGGCTGGTCGATGCGCTCAAAGGCGTGCTGGATGCCCTCTGCGGCACGTGCGGCCTGCACGCTCTCGGATACGAATTCCCTCACGCGGTCTACGGCACGACCGGCGTATTCGGCAACGGTACCAAAAACCATTGTGGCACCCTTTACTAACAGATTTCCGGAGAGAAACGTCTTTATACCTTTAAAGTCTGTTTCGGCTCCAATCACCTTGCTTAAAAAACCACCTCCGCCAAATTTGCCGAGAGACTCTTTTACGCTGGAAGTAACATTGTTGAGCTGGTTTTCTGTTTCCTGAAGAGCTTGGGAATATTCTCTGAACTCGTCGGTATTTGGCTTGCATGACTCAAGGGCAGACTGAAGGGCGTTGATGCGTTCCTTCAGTTGCTTGATGGTCATATCCTCCAACTTCAACTCGTTATGGAAATCAGGGGCCTGCCGTCTGAGGTCGGCAATTCTCTTCCTGGTCTCAGACAGTTCCTTGTTGTACTGTTCCCATTCTTCCGTGCTTGGGTCGATATTATTCAACAGTGCTTTCAGTTCTCTTTCCCTGTCGGAGAGCTGCTTGATGGACATGTTATATTTGAGCGTTGACTGGGTGACACCGTTCATTCGTCCCTGATATTCCACCATCTCCTTTCGAGCCTCCTCAGACGCCTTGATCAGCTGAGCCTGCTCGTTCTTGTTCTCTTCAAGTTTATCGTTCAGGTCTTCGATTTTCTGATTGTATTCAGCCAATTTTTGCTGCTCATCTTCAGTCAGTGATTTCTTACTGGCTAACTCGTCGCGTTTCGACGTAACCTTTGAAAGCTCTCCATACAACCTTGAATGCTCCTTTGCGTTGTCCTTGACAACCTTGACAATCGACTCATAGTTTGCCTCGGCCTGTTTCAAGTCGGCATTCATTCTTTGGATTTCCTGCTGCTCGTAACTCGGCTTGACGTTGAATTTTAACTGAATTGTATCTACTGTGATGGCCATAAAAAAAATACCTTTGCGTTTATATTGCAAAGATATTTGTTTATGTCATTCCTTCAAAGGACACATTACTCTACGAAATTAAAGACTCCTGAACTTGGCTCGTTCGGGTCGGCAGGCTTTGACTCCATCAATTTCTTAAAGAACCATGGGCCAAAAAGCGGAGTTGCCGCTACACTGAAGACATAGTAGAGCACTTTGTCTCCCCTCGTGGCATCCTCCGGCAGATATCTCTTGCGGATGGCGTAGGCTATAAGTATGAACAACAGTGTTACCATATCTTGATCCTTTTTCTTCTTTTCTACTGCAAATATAGGCAAAAATCCGCAAACTTGCAAGGGAAAATCCCTATTTTTTCAGGGAATACCCTATTGTGGTCGAACAGTCTCATTTTCATTTGCCGCCAACTCTTCATTGACATGTAGTGCCCCCTGTAAATGGGAAACTTCATTATTCCATTCAGAGCATCTATCAAGAAGCTCCTGTTTCTCTCCTTCTATATTGTCCTTTCCTTTTTTGGCTTTATTCCACACCTCGCAGGCGGAAACTATAAAATTGGAATATAATAGTACCATGCTATATATGAGTGTTGCATTCCAAATGTAATCAACTATATTTGTAACAATATCCATATCTCGAATAAGAAACGATAATGCACACATCGCAGCGCTAACGACGAAAGAAAGAATTGAAAATCGTAAAGAGCAGTAATCAAATTTCCACCACTCGCGATCTTTCTCCTTTTGGATCCATCCAATTAAACAGAAGACAGTACCTAAGACAGTCAACAAAAGCCAGTATAAATGAAGGTCGAAATTATCACCATTATTTTTTTCAAATCCAGTCATGAACAGGCCCGCAAGGCCAAATAAGAATAGCCATAAGCAAATTGAAGATATATTCTTAACCTCGCAGACGTTTTTAATGCCTTTGCTCAAAGAATCTTTCTTTGCCTCAATATCAGAAGATAGAGTTTCCCTGTTTCGTATAAGCCTTTGTTTCAATGTTTCAGTGTTTCGACCTCCAACGGATGTGTTGGGAAGATTCTGCAAAGTTGTTGCATCCATTACCTCGTCGAGCTTATTCCGGCATTCTTTGATCGCTTTTTCTATTAGAGTATTTAGATTGAAAACTTGATTGCATAAGACGGAGGTGTAGGATTTGACATATTCGATTGCAACACAGGCAATGTTAAGAGTTACGCCGACTTCAATCAGCGAAGAAAAACTACTGATTTCCATATCCAAAGAGTTCAGTCAAATCAATTTCTTGAGCATACTCCTTCTCAAATTCCTCGTCGAAGAATTTTATAACGCCTGCAGCCTCGCCCGGATTGTTAAAGTTGCATCTGGCTGTTCTTTTTTCGGTGTCAGTCTCTATACGAAACCCTTTGGAGTCTGCTATTGTAAAATGAACTTCTTTCTTGGATTCATCGTTGATATAATATGGTCTGGCAGTCGTCTGTTTTACAAATACCGGCTTTCCTTCTGACTTATAATAGGCGAGTCTTTTATACAAGTCGGATTGTAATGCAGATTCCTGGTTGTATTTATTTAGGAGGATTCTTACCTCGCCACCTTTTTCTATAAAATCACTGAGTGCTTCGATATAATCTTTTTGGTTTCCAACGTGCTGGCAGAGGCTGCCGGCAAAAATGCGTACGATGGTCGTGGCCGATTTGAACAATTCGACCAAAACGACCAAGGCTTTGTCTTCATCGGAATTCATAAATACACGATTCACCCCGTCTCCATTTGCAAGAGATGCGACAAAATTGCGGTATTCTTCTACCGCGGAATTTGTTGTAACCATAGCAGATTGATTCTGTGATACTCCTTTTCGCCTGCAAAGGTACGAATTGTTTCACGAAAATGTGTCATGAAAACAGAAAATTTTCAATCTGAAAGCAAATATTTTAGGAAATTAGGGATTTTTTACGTTGTGTGTGTGCACAGTTTATCTCATTGCGGCGAAGCGGGCCTTCCGCTCCTCGATGATGCCGCGGATGCGCTGCAGCTCCCGGTCGCTCATGCCGGCGGTGAGGCGGCGGATCAGGCGGCCGTAGCCCGCGTAGCGGTTGCGGTTGTACCACTGCACCTTCTTCGGTCTGTGGTTCTTTTTGCCCCAGGTGTCGCCATTCTTTTTCGCCCAGGCTGCCTGCTGCTTGCGACGGCGGCCCATTACCTCCATCGCGCGTCCGTAGGTCATGAATGAGATACTGAGCGTTTGGCTCCCGTCGGGATCCTTGCCCGTCTTGTAGTCGAGCGAGTCCAGCAGCTGGCCGCTGTCGATGTTGCGGTTCCTCTCCAGTGCCTCGGCGAAGCGGTCGATGAGCCACTCGCCGTGCTGCGACAGTTCCTCCTGTATAAACAGGTCAATCTCCTTAAACGTTGCTTCTTCCATGGAGGCAAAGGTACACAAAAAAAGCCGCCCCCGAAAGGACGGCCCGACGGTTAAGGATTGACAGGCCCGTCGCTTGCATCATCGTTGACGGGGGCTTCTCCCGTGTTGTCGGCCACGCCGGATGCCTTCTTGGCCTCCTGCACCTGCTCGCGCCAGTAGCGGTTCAGGGCCACCGTGCCGTACTTCGTGAGCTCGGCCTTGGTAAACTCACCCGTGGCCTGTGCGCAGAGGCGCAGCGCCTGGATGTTGTCGTTCTCGCCGCCCATGGAGAGGTTCACGTCGGCCAGCGTCGGCCAGCCGCCCTTGTTCTCGATGTGGGTGGAGAAGATGGCGAGGCCGTCGATCTTCACGGGCTGGCCCGACAGGTTCAGCTCGCGGATGCAGTTCACCATGTCCTTCAGGATACCGATGATCGTACCCTTCGAGAATGGGGTGTTGTGGTGTGACATGTGGTCGGCGAGTCCCTCCAGTGTGAGGGGGCTCTCGTTGTCGGCGTAGGCGTAGAGCTTGCCGAAGCCTTTCGAACCTTCGATCTGGTTCTTGTGGAGATAAACTTTTACTGACATAACATAAATAGGTTTTAATGAAACACAGTGCAAAGATAGCAACAGCACGGCGAAGCGCGCCCGCTTCCGTGCTGTTGCCTGCTGTTATAGATTGTTGGAGATGGTATTAGCCCATTGGCGCCCCGTCGTAGTCGTCGATCCATCGCCCGTCGTCGAGCCAGGCTGCGTGGTCGTCCCATACGCCGTGGGTGAGCACCCACTTGTGCTCCAGCGACTCGTCGCTCACGTGTATGGGGAAGAAGGTGCCCTTCCACTTTGGCTGGCGCCCCTCGGCGGTGATCACCTCCTCCGCATCGCGGCACACGAAGCGTTTGTTCCTGATGACGTACACCTGGCGCGGGTCGATCACGTTCGGGTCGTAGGTCTCGATGGTCACGGCGTGGCGGGTGTCCACCTCGTAGGCTCCCTGAAAGTAGCCCTCGTCGAGGTCCTGCAGGCGCAGCGAGCCGGCGAGGTCGCCCGGTGGCGTGAAGGCAGGCACCTGGTAGAGCTCTCCCTGTATCTGGGCATGGTAGGCGTCGGTGTAGGCGAGGTGAAAGTTCGGACGGCTCTCGTCTTTCTTGCAGAAGGCGCAGTAGAGGTCGATGGCTGAGCTGTCCTCAGGGGTGAATTCGCGTATCAGGTCCTCGAAGTCGGCTTCCTCCTCCTCGCCCTCGTCTTCCTCCGTCCCGCCGTCTTTCCACCAGGTGGCGTAGCCGTCGCTCGATCCGAGGTCTATCACCTCGTGATTGAACCGCTTCAGCCACATCATGGGGGCTGGCGTGATCTTGATGTCCAGCGTAGACTGGCTATCCTCGCGGTCAAGGTTGCGGAACTCGTCCACCTCCAGTATGAAGTAGTCGCTGTAGGTCTCCTCCGACTCCTGTCCACCGAAGGCTATCTTGTCCCAGCTGCGCGTGGCACGGATGTAGCAGCGCCCCGTCGAGGTGTCGCGGTAGATGGCCCTGTCCTTGGTGTCCTGAGCCGACTGCCTCATGGCCTCGATCACAGACGTCAGGTTGTCGTAGTCCTTATAGATGGCCGTGTTCCTCATATCCTCCGGCAGCTTCATCAGGTTGGCCCAGCGGTGGTCGGGCAGGTCGTAGCTCACGTCGCTCGTCGAGAACTCGGCCTCGCGGCCTTCTTCGTCCTGTACCTCCGTTTCGTAGGCATCCACCACGTTGCGTATGGTCAGCATCCTTGCCTCCTGGTAGTACTGGTTCTTCAGCAGCACGCTGCACGTCTTCTTCTGGTTGTCGGTCACGAACACGCAGCCCGTCAGCTTCTCCACCTCGGTCATGAAGTCCTTCACGGTCCATCCTGTCAGCATCTCGGCCAGGCTGGTGGTGTGGAGGGTGTTCACGATGAAGAGGTCCTTGAACTGTGTGTCGCGCAGCTGGTTCACGCCCTCCTCGCCCTTGTTGTAGCCCAGGGCCTTGATGATGGCGTCCACCAGCGTGCAGAGATAGGGCTGCGCCACAGGGTTCTCGTTCGCGTAGACGATCGACTCCCCCTGTCCGGCTCCTGCCCCGTAGCTGCTGCCGCTGCCTGCAGAGAGGTCGCGGGCGAACGAGTAGCGGTTTAGTATCTCCCCCGACTGCGTCCTGACCACGGGATAGCAGCAGTTTTCCTCCGTTGCCTCCCCCAGGTTGAGCTTCTCTATCTTCTGGTCCTGACCGATGAAGTAGTTCAGCTCTGACTCTCCGGAGACGATCTGGATGGTCACGGTATCCTCCGTCCAGCGGGTGATGATCTCCGTGCCCCTGGTGTACACGTGGCCGTCGGCTATCAGCGTGGCCGTGCGCCGCGTCTCCACCTGCTCGGTCTTGTTCAGTCGGTTCAGGAATTCGAACAGCTGGCAGTTCACGGGGTTGTCGAGGTTGAGCGTGCAGTCGTAGGTGTACTCTCCGCTCTTGGTGAAGAAGGAGTTTTCGCGCTTCACCGTCGTGGAGAAGTTCCTGGGCAGTACCGCCTCGATGCCGTTGATGATGAGTTGTGTCATACCGCCTTGTCCCTAAGTCTGTAGCTGACAGAGAGGCCGTTGAAGCCTCCGTATGTGTTGTATTCCCACTCGATGGTGAGCGGGCGCGAGTAGTCGATGTCGCCCTTGTCGCAGAAGCGGTTGAAGCCGTCGGCGTTGACGAGCAGGCCGACGATCGCGGTCATCAGCCGCTGCAGGGTTGCGTAGTGGTCGAACTCCCGCTCCGTGCCCTGGTAGTCGGCGGGCATCTTCTCCAGCACGTACAGGATGCAGTCGCCCTCGCTCTGCATCCAGCCGCTGGTGTTGCGCATGTCGGCCCCCGGTATGTTGCCGGCTATCACGATGCCTGCCTGGTCCTTCAGCAGGTTCACCAGCTGTGTCTCCGTGACCGCCAGCCTGACGGTGGCCTTCTCCTCGATGCCTGCCTGCTGCAGGGCGTAGTTCGTCAGCTCGGCGACGAACTGTCTGTAGTCGTTGATGGGTATCATAGTGTCATGTATGGGTTGGCCGTCTGGAAGGCTATCTCCACCTGTGAGGAGTGGAACTGCCTGCGCTGACGGGTGTAGTTGCTCTTGGTGATGATGATGTCTATCCACTTGCCCTGCCACCTGATCTGCGCCTTGCGCGAGGTGAGCAGGTCCTGCCAGGTGTCGAACTGGTCGTCGAACCTCATGCGCCCGCTGGCCAGCGTGTACTCCGTGGCCGACTTCACGCCGAAGCGCACCCTCCGTCCGTACATCACCGACACGTCATCCTGTGTCGTGGGCTTCTCGGTCATGTAGCGGGCCGTCAGGCTCTCGGGCATGTCATAGCGGTTCAGGAACCTCACGGTCACGAGGTCGCTGCACGGGGGCAGCAGCCGTCGCTCGATGTCGTCGGCCATACCGTCGTCGTTGCCTATATTGATATAGGTGCCACGGTCGTAGGCTGAGGGGAAGAGCTTCGCAGGGTCGCAGTCTATGGTGCTCACCGTCCCGCTGCTGCCTATGTGGGTGGTGGCGATCACGCGCCCCGGGGCGTTCAGGCGCACCAGCTTCGTGTCTATCACCGTCACCAGCAGCGGCTCTCCGGGGTAGCACACGCCGTCGGCTCCCGCTGCCAGCACCTCCTTGATGCCGTCGGGGTCGCGGGGGTTCTGCAGGCGCATGGCGCAGATGCTCTTGCGGAACTTGGTCTCGTTGTTGAAGCGGAACTCGAAGGTGTCGTCGGCATGGTCCTGGGTGCCTGTCGCCAGTTCGCCGTAGAGCGACTGCGCGATGACCTGCGCCAGTCCCGTGATGCGTATCTGGTTGTCGGCATCGTAGTTGTAGGTCTCGCTGAGTATGGTCCTGCCGCCCTTCAGCAGCTCGAAGGCCACGCTCTGCTCCGCGTCGCTGATCAGGATATCCTGCACGTCGGCTGCAAACTTCGAATGGTTGAGTGGGTCGCTGATGGTCATACGCGCATGAATTTGTTATGTGGATCGTTGTCGGGCATCTGGAGGTGGACGGCTGGCTCCGCGTCCATGTCTTCGTCGCGCAGGCGCTTCATCTCCTCCGTCCAGTAGTGCTGCTCACGGGAGAGGCGCTTCAGGTAGTCGTCGAGACGGTCGAGGGCTGCTGCCTCCTTGCGGTTGCCGCCGCCGTCGCTCTCGAATATCTTCATCAGGCCGTAGGGCAGTGTCTGGAGCGAGGTGCGGCGTCCCATCAGGGCGATGGCACCCAGGCCGACGGCCATCTGTGCGGCGTGCTGGATGTCCTCCGAGGCATCGCCGATCTGACTGAATCCTTCGCCGTATGCCTTGGCGACGAAGTGCTGACTCTCACTGAGGTAGGGCATCAGTCGCAGGTAGAGCCAGGGCGAGGGGTCGAGTCCTGTCAGGTAGGCGAGTGAGTCGGCATCCTTCACGATGAGTGCGTCCATGCGCTTCCAGATGTCGGTGACGATGAAGCGCGGGTCAGGCTCCAGTGCCCTTATCAGTCGGTCGAGGGCGCGGTAGTATTCCTCCAGATGGGCACGGTCGTCGCGGGCCAGCTGCCACTCGAAGGGACGTGCCTCGTTCTCCTTGTCAATCTTCACCTTGCGGCCTGCGTTCTCGTGTGAGATGTCGTTCAGACGGTAGAAGCGCATCGTGGCCATGTAGGCTACTGCCTGCTGACAGGCATAAACGGCACGGCTATTGCTGATCTTGAGCGTGTCACCCTCCACACGGCCTATAATGCCGTAGGGCGAGTAGCCTCCTATCTTCAGGGTGTCTCCTTCGACAACGAACTCCTTGTCGCCAATCTTCAGCACCTTGCCGTCTTCGGTGGTGAAGCTGATGGTGACTTCCTGGTTCTGGGATTCCTCTGCCAGACTCTCCATCACCTTGCGCCCGATAATGTCGGCTATCTCATCCTCCACTGCCATCAGCGTCGAGCGGATCTTCTCGAAATCGTTGTTGGCATAGTACGAACCTGTCAGGTTGCGTATCTGTTCTGCTGATTTGATGATCATATTCTTACCTTTTTACTTTTTTACCTTTTTCAGCTTCTGAAGCGTATAGTAGTCCTGCAGCAGCTTCTGCATGACGGTGAGCAGCGGCGTGCGATCGACGTCGCGAGCGGTACCGAAGACGTGGGTCTCGGCCAGCGTGTGACAGATCTGTGCCATCGTGCCGCTGTTGCCCTCCGTTTTTGCCACGCCCTCGCGCTTCTCGAAGATCGGGGCAAAGCAGATCTCCTCTCCCTCGATGATGAAGGTCTCGGTGGTCAGTGCCTCGCAGAAGTAGGCAAACCAGGCATAGATGCCCCACAGCTGCCAGGGCTTCATCTGCTGTCCGCGCTTCATTTTGTCGTCGAGCGAGTCCCAGTCGTATGGCTGCCGCTCCGTGCGCCCGCCGTCGGTGGCCTCAGGACGGTAGAGCAGTCCGGCCAGTGCACAGAGTGCCTTCGTGCGGTACTCTATCATGTCGGCCTCGGTCTCGCCTGCGGGACTCTCGTAGGCCTTCAGGTGTTGCAGGGCCTGACGGAACTCACCGAACGTGAGGTCGTAGCCGTGCGACGCGGGACCTCTGAGCTTCACGGCTGTCTTGCCCCTGCCGATGGTCACGGCGGGCATCTTGTTCTCCGTCGAGCGGTACACGAGCGAGAGCATGCCCCCGTCTTCACTCCAGAGCCAGGTGAGCGACTGTGCCAGGTCGGCCACGAGCTTCAGCCACTGGGGATTGTTCAGCTGCTGGCGCACGCCCCTGTCCTTGAGCAGTGCCCGTGCCGACTCTATCCTGACATCATCGACGGTCCACTGGTGGTCGGTCGATGCCACGATGTGCCGTATCTTCAGCAGCTCCTGCCAGTCCTCCGGCGTCAGCTCGTCCCAGTCCTCTGGCAGTGTGATATATCTGTTTCTTTTCATTGCTGATTGGTCATTCTGTCTCCTGCAGAGACGTTGTCTTCCTTCTGTATGGTCTTGTGGTAGAAACCCAGCCAGAGGTCGCGCTTCTGGGGGAAGTTGATGTGCAGCGCGTCGTTGAGTGCCTCCAGGCTGATCTCCTCGGCGATGCGGGTGTCGGCACCGTAGAAGATCTTCAGCGCGTAGAGCATCTGGCTTCCGGAGTCGCTCTTGCCGTCGATGATGATGTTCGACAGGGCGGGAGAGAGGCCCATCGCGCTTGTGGTGGCCGAGTCGGCCATCTTGGCGATATCCTTCTGCGCGGCGATATACTTGTCGAGGTTCAGCTCGATAGGTTCGATCTTCCACGACTGCTCGTGCCCCTGGTCGTCCACGAAATCGACGCAGGTGAAGAACTTGCCCGCATTCTGTTTGCCTGCCATCACGTCGGCTATCTGACGGGTGATCTGGTCGCGCAGCTTGTCGAGCTGCTGACTGACCTTGGCGTCGGTCCAGTCCGGATGATCATCCAGGATAGCGTTGCGCTTCTCGTCCCAGTAGGCCGACGGCTCATGCACGATGTAGGCGGCGGCAATCACGTTGTCGTTCAGTGCCCGCACGATCTCGGGGATATCGTTGGCATCCTGCATCCAGGGGATGGAGCCGTGAAAGGAGGATATCGCATAGAGATTGCGGCCGAAGCTCCGCATGGAGTGGTAGCCGATGGCGGCCTCGTGGTCGGCGGCGTGCCACTTGTCGAATACGGGATAGACCTCCAGCTGGCGCCAGCGTTCCATGTCGCCATAGAGTATCTGGGTGATCTCCTCCAGATGGGGCGTGCGCCTGGTGTCGGGCCACACCAGCCGACAGTCGGCTGAGGGCAGGCACTGCAGGCTGTGGATCCATGGCTTGCCTATCCTGACACTCTTGGCACAGAGGTAGCGGGTGAAGTGGCCGCTCAGGTGGACGTACTCCGTCAGGGCCTCACGCACATAGCGCTGGTAGTCCCAGCTGTTGAGCCAGCCCCACACCTCGCGGTCGTCGGTCCACTCCTGCTGGATCTCGTTCTCTATCACCTTTGTGCGGTACATGCCGATGCCCTGGCCGTAGATCAGCCCCACCTTACGTGCCAGTATGCCGGGACCGATATTGTTCTTCTCCAGCAGGTCGCGCACCATCCGGGGCATCTGGTCGTCAGGGCCCCAGGGCACGATGCTCACGCCGCCCACCGACTGCGGATCCTTGTCCCATGAGCGGCCTCCGAGGTCGAAGAAGGTGCTCATGCTCTGCTCCCAGGAGCGCGAGGCCATAGCGATGGCATAGGTGCCCACTGCCGTGTCGACCATGGAGAAGCGTCCGGCACGGTCGACGATCTTTCCTTTCTTTATCATCTCTTTGCTCATAACTGAGGGCAAAGATATATATTATAAGGTACGGGACAAAGGACACGCTGCCCTGCCGAAGGGGGCTTGGGTCACATTTCCGAGGGATTTGCGGACTTGCGGTCGCAACTCGAGATCGGAGCGGGCCGCGCCGAATCGTGCGATATTCAAGG